TCGTTTAGTTCAAACTCTTGTTCTGAAATCTTTTTTAGCTTACGAGCCTTTTTGCCATTCATTTTCTTCTGTATAATCTATTATGAACTACGTTAAATACAAACTCAAACTCTTGTCCCATTTCTGTTTTCTCCCACTCTAAAACTGCCCTTGTGACGGCATCAATACCTTGGAAGAATCCGAATTTTTGCTTCATGTCATTACAGGCATCATCAATCAATAAATAACCACCACTCATGACCATTTGTGGGTAGTGTTTAAGGTCACTAACAACATCTTCGTACTTGTGTGAACCGTCAATGTAAAGTATATCGTAAGGCTCGGTAGCTATTGCCTTTTCGATTATATTCGTATCTGTGCTTGAACCATGATAGATTGTGTAGTCTTTCTTTAGGTTGAATTGTTGGTGAATTAACGATACGTCTAAGAAGTAATCGCTTTCCCAATGTCCGTCACTACTATCCATAGGGCTTACACCGTATCGTTTTACTTTCTTATCTGACATATCGGCAAGTAACCTATACAAAGACAAAATTTGCCCACGAAACACGCCAATTTCTAAGAATCTAAAGGTATCGGGCATTTCATCTACAATTAGTTTATGCAACCACCCAAAACTACGTTCACCAAAACCGAAACTATTACCCTCTACAAAATCTCTATGAGCCTTTAACTTAGGATTGTCGTTTACAAGTCCAATAAACGTATCGTGAATCAGACTGTGAAACTCAGGGGTATCTACCCAATCTTTGCTATAATCTTTTAGTGTCATATCAGTCCAATAATTTATTATACATTTCCTTTACCGCTTCAACAGTTGAACCTAAGTAACCTCCATTAATGACAGTAAACGGAAATTCATCTTTCCACCAAAAACTAATTTCAGTCTTATCTCTGTTATGTTCTTGATTGCCCAATGAGTCGAATACAGGGCTTTCAATGTAGTTTATCTTGGGAAATGATACTAATTGACCTTCGATAACTTCAAGTATGTTTAAATGGTGTATAAACCCTCTGTAACTCTCTCCTATTCTTGACATTTCCATATACTTTGAAGGTGTTGCTATAAAACCTTCTTTTGCTATTCTTGGTAACATTTCACATACCAATTGTGGATTGCATATATCTTCTATCGTGTGAGTACAAATAGCGAAGTCGAACTTTCCGTGTATAGTTACATAGGCTAACATCTCTCCCCATACATCAGGCATATTAATGTTTCCTATGAATTTAATATTGCTTTTTGTTGCAGGTTCTAAGAAATCTACAACTGCTTCCAAATGACCGTCAGCAAAACTTGTAGCACCGCCAACATCAATAGCTTTAAGGTTATTTTTTACGATATAGTCAATAACCTCACTTCTGTCGCCACTTGATGAATATTTTACGTTGTATATCATAATAATTCAATCACTTTATCCATGTTTGTTTTACCGTTGCCATGCAAGAATATTGGCTTACTTCCTGTTTTCAAATTATGAACCCTGTTGTTATCATAACTAAAATCATCTTTTGCAATAAATGAATAGCATTGGAAAACCTCACAATTATAGTCTAAGTTAATCTTGCCACGGTTTCCTAAGAACATTAAACTTAACCAAAGTTGGTCGTCACTTTCGTACTGTGGTGGATTGCTTTCAAATAATTGCATGAAAACCTCTCTCGGTGCAAAGTATGTTCCTGAATTGACGTATTTCCATTCATTCCTTGTTTCAGGATATTTGGATGCTAAGTCACTTTGAGGCCAGCAAGCCTTTTCGGTGGAAACTAACATCTTCGACCTATCCTGAATCTTTTCTTCAACTTCCTTCGGAGTAGATAATATAAGAACATCGTAAGCATCTACAAAAATAAGTTCTTTTACGTCAGGGTTTTGTTTAAAGTAGTTGTAGGTTTCGATTAGCTTTGTTCCAAATCCACGCCACGGATTGCTTAAAATGGACACATCCCAACCGAACTTCTGTGCAGACATAACAAGATTGTCTAAGCCTTGTTCTTCTAAGTGTGATGCTACTGTGATTATCTTCATTCTTCTTTTTGTGTGTATTTACTGATATAAAGTGCGATAGCTAATATTAACATAATATATATTTCATTAGATGACTTTTTTGAATCTGCAATATCGAATATCGCAGTTATTACCAAAGCATGAGCAATTAACCTTCTCATTCTTCAAATGGGTTATAGTAAATATCTCGTACTCCGCTTTTGTAATCTTCGGCTATTTCTCCGAATTGTGAAATTGTTCTTTCTGCTTCTTTCATTTTCTCTTTGACATACTCACCTTCACCGTTGTCTAAATGAACAATAGGTATATGCGGTAAAAAAGCATTTACGAATCCTGCTTTTTCTGAACGTAAGCATAGAATGACATCATCCCACCCGTAAGTGCCAAATTGAAAAAAATAACCGACTTTGTCTAAAAGTTTGGGTGAAAGCATTGTGCAACTGCCGATTATGTCCGAGCATAGTTCAAGAATTATCCATTTCTGTCCTCTTTCGTGTGGTACAGAAACTAATTGCGTTCTGTATGCAGGATTTTCGTGGTCGGCTTTTTGAGTTACCTCTGTACGCTTTAATCCAAGTATTCCTAAGTTCGGGTATCTATCAAAACATTCTTCCATTTCTTCAACCCAACCTTGTTGACCTACTGTTATATCTGAATCAATTTTTATTACGTATTGATTAGGTTTCCTTGTACGTATACCTAAATTAACTGCTTCTGCCGTACCTAAGTTTTTGCCGTTATACGATATTGTTAGATTTTCGTCAGGGAATACACAACCGAACACAATAGAAAACTCTTTGTAAAACTCTAACATTTCATCACAACTTCCGTTATCGCTAATAAACAATTGATGTTCATTAAAATCAACTGTGGAAATTAAACTGTTCAATGTTTCCTTTGCATATTCTAACCGATTGTTCGTTTCGGTTGCGTATGACGCCATTACAATGATACTACTCATAATACAAAAACCCCAACAAAAGGCAGTTTGCGGAAACATACAACTCGGAAGGGAATTGTGCCTGATGTTGGGGGTGGGTTAAATGTCCTGATTTCTCTTTGATTGTCATTGCTATGTTTCCGTTACTCAAAGTTGGGAAACTTATTCCGTAATTGCAAATTAAAAAACAACTTTTTTATTAATTTATCTTTACCTCAGTTTATAAACCTAAATCTTAGAAATCATGGCAGTAGCAATTTCAACAAAAGTGCTTCAATTACCAAACGGTACTTCATTCGCTAATCAAGCAAACCCTTGCCCTGTTTACCTTATCGGTACAGACTACATTCAGGAAGTGACCGCAGCTTCCGCATCTATTCAGGCTATTTCTCCTGCAACTGCGTCTGTTATCACCGTAAATTACTACGCTGAAAATCAGGTTCAGACAGGGGCTTATTGGGTTAGTGATTCGGTAGCAACTTTGCTTACCAACATTAACGCCTAATTATGGTCGGTGCTAACTAAGAAAAGCCATAGCAAATTAATGTTATGGCTTTTTCTTTTTTGGTTAGTTGGTTATTTCTTCTTTAATGCTTTCTTAATAATATCACTTGAATCAGCACCGTACATCGGTCTTTCGCCTTTCTTCATCATTGGCTTTCCAATTGCTTTACCGTACCCAACCTTAGACAAGCTGTCTACCTGACGCTTACTTGCTTCTCCTTTTGGATATAGTTTAACCATCTCAGGTTTTGATTTCTGTAGTCTTGTTGCCGTTACCTTTACTTCGGGTAACATCATTGCTTTTGGTTTAGGGTTTATTTTCTTTGCCATGTCTTCTAAATGTTATGTTTGGTTTAATTATTAAGTCTTTATGAGTGAACTGCCAAAGTTCACATGAATCGTTTATTATTACGGTGTAAATCGTATCGGTTTCGTGACCGTAGTCTGTAACCAACCAAATTATACCATCCCCTTTAGGAGTACTTACTTCTACCCTATTAGTGGGTTCGTAAATCATTTCTTTTCAGATGCCTTAGATATTATACTGTTATATCTATCAGCTTTTTTAGAATTATTTATAACTCTTTGAGTATATACCTTAGATTGGCTATTAGCCTCATTTGATTGTTGAGAGTTAGGAATAAGATTATATTTAGCTTGTCTATACAATTTAGTAGATTGTTTTTTATCAAAAGAAACTTCTTTTTTTAAACTGTCTACAACCTGCTTTAATCTGCCAACAGTTACTTTCGGCTTAGGCTGAACTACCACTTTAGTAGCTTTTACAATTGTTTTAGCGGGAGTAGATTTCTTAACTACTGTTGCCGATTGTTTTAATTTTGCCATTATTTAAGGTTTTTTAGTTTATTTATAAATCTTTTATCTACCCTAACATCTTGCTTTCCTGTTCTGTAATCCTTCATGGCATCCTTTTTATCAATGCCTTTTTTCCAAGAACCTGCTGATAGTTTATCTGCTTTTCTACGGCTATTAACATCAATCATTTCACCTCTCTTTTGTGCTTCTCTTGGAGTTTGAGTTTTCCAATCAGAGGGATTTTTAGATTTTTCTTTGCCAACCTTTGGGGCAATTGATGGGAATACACCAAAATCACCCTTTCTCTTTTTTGTTATGTCGCCAACGGACATCATTTTATGAGATGCACTCTTTCCATCAGGTTCAATCATCTCCTGACCAATCCTCATGTTCCTAATTGCTTTTTTCTTGTTTGGTAGTTTTGGTATTGCCATTTTAAATACTTTCTACCGTAAAAGTAAATAATAATTGGTTAGGATTATGAACCTGTACTCTTATGTGTTTGTGTGTTGTTTTAAAGACTTGTGAGCGACTTTCTTGCTTGGGTTGGACAAATGGTAGTCTAAGGTCTAAATTCGTTGGAGGAGGCATATCTCGGATTTCTTTTTTCACGGTCATGTGGTTTGCCCTATGCCATTGACCGTAACAACGTGAAGCTGCCAAAGAACACTTCTCCCATGTGTGTAGGCTTATCTCCATGAATAGCCTTTCAAATCCACTCATATCCCCCACTTGTGCTTGTTGCAAGGATTGTTTAAAAAACGGATGCTCTAATATTAGCTTGGTTTGTTCTTTAACTGTTGCCATTACAATTCGGTGAAGTAGGAATTGTAAACAAATTTAGTGTAAAGTTTTTTAATTATGCAAATAAATTTAGTTGTTGTGTTTCTATTGGCATATAAATTTGATTTATTTTATCTGTTTCTTGAAAATTAAAAGAAGATTTTTGTTCACCCTTTGGATAGTCTAATTCAATCCATTGTGTTTTTAGTAATTTATCATAAATAATCAAATATCTATGCTTTTGGCTTTTATCTCTCCATTCACCATTTAAGTGTTTGCATTTCCCACGTTGTAACTTTTTATAACTTCCGTCTTTTTGTAAAATAAAAAAGTCTTTTTTAGGAGATGTTAGTCCATAGTATTTAAAATTACAAGCCTGATAAATATACCCTGTATGATAGTCGCTGTCTGCATAAGTAAGCAACGCAACTACATTTTTAAACTTTCTAAGTAATTTTATACTCCCTGATAAGAAGAATGACGTTAGATTTTTTTCGTGTTTATGGGGATTCATACACAACCTACCTAATTCCATAAACCCATCCAATTTATATGACGGTATATTAAAACAACCCTTTACTATTTCTTTTGCTGAAACCGTATGAAATACACAAACACCAATTAACAGTTTTGTTTCTGTTTCAAATAATCCAAAATTAATTCCACTTCTGAAATTACCGTCTTTGTGTAAATAATGGTATTCATCTAATAACCTTTTTGATGTGTTCCTACTTATTATTTTTATAAAAAATCTATTTTTTAACATTATCCAAATAAAATTTATACTGTTCGTTTATTTCGTTAAATGTTAAATCTCTCTCTATCTTTTTTATCACCGAGTAATCATCACTAAATCGTATGCTTCTGTGACAATCGTAATATTGTTTGCAACACCTTATGAACAAATCAGGATTATTCGGGGCATAGTCTTTTACTAATATCATCTGTCCTACTTCTAATTTGTCAAGTATTTTAAAGCATTTGGTTAAAACCCTATCTTCAATTAACTCAGAATGGTCTGAAATCATCGTCATCTTCTTGCTCTTTAAAACTTTGGTCAAAACTATAATTCGGTGTTATTGCCGATGCTGGTTTAACTTGATTGTGAAAGTTTAATACAGGGTTTAAACCTCTTTCGGTAAATAGCCTTGTAGTGCAATACTCAAACCCACAACTTCCTTGAACCATTTTTAGACTAATCGGATTTGCATAAGGTGTTACCCTTCCGCCTGTTTCTGTTTCCTTAACCTTTCTTACGTGAATTTCTGTAAACATCCACTCGGAAGGGTGTTGAGTAATTCGGTGTATCGTTACAAATTGGTCTGCCTTGTTTGCAAACATAACTCCCATTTCAGTATCTTCTTTTTGCGGTGCTTTTGTATATCCACTATTGTCTTTATTCCTTGCTGCCCCTGTTCCTACATGACAGTTTAAATATATCGAAATATTATTGTTCTTGCAATAAAGTTGAATATAACTTGCTGATTCGTAGTGGTAATCGTAGGTTGCTTGTTTTGAATTAGTAGCCATATCTAACTTCAATGAATTATAGGGGTCAATCATTAAAGCATTGTATTTTTTCTTCTTCATTGCTTTAGTAGTCATATTTAAAATATCCTTGTAGTTAAAAAGATTCTCTCCGCACTTGATAATATCAAAATTATCTGTTACCCAATTTTTACCTAAATTGTATTTTTCATCAGACATTGTTTGTATGCTTTCACACCAATAAAATTCTATCAGTTTCCGAACAACAGAACCTAATTTGTTTTCAGAACTAAAAATAAGCCACTTCCAATTATGTAAAATGTTTGATAGTGTAGCCAAATACCAAATCATACTTGATTTACCAACATTATCTAATCCATTTATAATCACTAAATCTCCCTCTTTAAACAGATAATATTTATCAAGTTCAGGTATTCCTGTGCTTTTACCCATTTCAAAAGTTCCTGTTCTCCATTTTTGCAGGTAATCTTCGTAATCAGTTGGATTAGCGAGGAAAGAATAATCATCGTCAGATAAATCAATAATGCTTGGAACTTCGTTATTGTGGCTAACTATCTTTTCAAACCTATCTCCATAGCCTAAATCGTAAAGTTTTTTCGGAAGTTCACGGAAATCTCCGTTACATTCAAGAATACAAAATACTGCATACGGCTGATAGGCTTTCTGTGAATCAAACTCGGTTGATGTGCTAAAAACACTAAACCAATTCTTTTCTTCATCAAAATTTCCCGAATGGTCGGCTTTAGTATCGCCCGGTCTTTGCATTAATATTTTACTGCCTTTTTTACCTACTGCTTTCCATCCATGTTCAATAAGCAACCCGACAACATCACCACGATTATTATAATCTTCCAATGGAGTTAAGCCCTTGTATTGCTTTTTTTCAATTCTTTGGCTTGGCACATACTCTTTAACTACTTCATTAAACGAATATGCCACGTTAAATAAAACTGTCCTTTGCTCAATTGTTATTTCTTGAATATTATCAAATGAGCCATAAACTAATTCATATCCTTTTGTTGGGTAACAAGCTATATATCCTTTCTCCCCTCTTGTTTCAATAAGAACTCTAACCTTGTCGGCTTTTGCTTCCTTCTCAGCGACTTTCTTTGCGTAGGCAACCCTTTTATCGTCAGTGTCTAATTCGATTGATTCTATGGCTTCTTTAGTGGCTCTATCGTAAGATTTATCATAGGTTGTCTGCTTCTCTGCAAGAATTGTTTCCCTTTGAGCAAGTTTTAGGTTTCCTTCAATCGTTTCACATCGGTAAATAAAATGATAACCGTTGCTTACAGTTTTTTGAACCGTAAGTTTTGATAGGATTGTTTTATCAATGTCGTTTATAGCTTTTTTGTAGTCATTAAACAATGTTCCTGTCAGGTCGTACTTTAAGTCAATATCAATAGCTTCTACGTTTCCTGAAATTGAACCACAGACAAGACCTATCGCTTTGGCATTTGAATAGTCGTACTGTTTTTTAGTTTGTTCCCATTTTTCATGTATCGGTCTTTTGTTTTCCAATACAGGCATGAATTGTAAATTAATATCCTCTGATATAGGCTGCATATTGTTCATCTGTCATTGGTGAAACTTGGTGGTTATTATTTTCTATATTCTTATCACCGTATTCTTTAAATAACCACTTGTTTGCAGTAAGATAAAGAGAATTGTACTGTGTATTCTTTTTGTGATTCTCTATCGCATCAATAATTCTATCAATCTGTTCTTTAGAATATTTCTGATTAAGTTTATTAAATTCAAAAAAAGAAATTGATAGATGCTTGAATTTTCTATAAATTTTATTATCTCCTTCTTTATTAGATATACTATCTATTATATCTTTATCCTTATCCTTATCTTTATCTTTAACCCCTTCCTTGAGGTCTTTTAGACCTCTAATTGACCCCAAATTGACCTCATTTAATTCTAATAGATTAATAATGCTTTTATGAACCCTATTAGCACTATTTAGTTGGACTCCGTATTGAAATGATATAAAATCTTCAATATACCAAAGTGTAGGCTTAATTACACGAACTCTATCTTTATCGGAATTAAAATATTCAAGTGACCTATCGGTTGAGATATTGCACCCAACTAAAGAGTTGAACATTCTGACATTAACTTTGAATAGTCCTGCGTGGTCACATTCACAAAGTATGTAATTCCAAAATAGCTTGTATTCGTTTGGCATATCTAAGAACCAATCCTGATTCCAAATATCCGTTCCTATAAATCTCTTAGCCATATTACAAACTATTTAAGTGGTCTGTAATTGCTTGTTTTAGGCTGTTTGGCTTGACATCTGTCTTTAGTAGCCATTGGAGATAGCCAACTTCATCTTTGTTTGTCATATCGCTTATAAGACGGTCTTTGTATTTACCAAAGAATAGTTGTGCAGGTTTACCTTGTGGAAGGTTCTTAATGTAGGATTTACATTGGTTGCAAAAAGCTGTTGTGTGGATTCCTCTTTGTTCGGTGTAGTAGTCGTTAACCGAGTTGCACTTGTGGCAAGTTATTGTGGTTTGCATAGAAAATAAAAAGCCGAACAATGTAAGGCTTTGTTCGGCAGTTTGGATTAAACTTGAATAATATCTGACGCCTTACTTTCAAATATCACTCATAATGATAGAACGAATTTAGAAACATTATTTCATATCTACAAATTTATTTCAAAATAAAAAAGTCGGCTATTACACCGACTAAACAATTAATTAAAAAAAGCCATGAGCGCACACTACTTCACTCATGGCTATGGAAAGAAACTAAACACACACGCTCAGGGTTGAGCGAATTAGATAGACAAATATAGCAACTTAATTTAAAATTCCAACATTGCTTGTTCATTTGGCAAATACACCACGTATGAGAGCGTTTCTGCACACCACCTTACAATATCATCAATGTATATAGAAAATTCCTCTGTGGTCAGCTTTGACGTTTGCTGAACGTATTCTATCACCTCTCCATGCTCTGATACTAACTCTTTCTTTAGAAACTTCATCTTTAGCATATCATGGACTATCTCTGTGTTTAACTCTGCCCTATCTATCCCATTATCTACTAAAGCGTCAATTACTTGCGGTAAAAGCACGCCAAAATAATAGCGATTCTGAGGTATAGAGCGTGGTTTAGTCCATTTAGCTATCTTGATTCGGATAGTTTTACCTGCGTAATACTTTAGGGTGTCGTTAAAGAGAGTCTTTTGGTAGACCTTTGATAGTTTACCGTTGTCGTCTACGTCTGCTTTAAAGATTAGTTCTTGCATTTTGTGAGTTTATATCTCCAATAATCTGTTTCTTTAACTTTGTGTTTTAACTGCCAAGAATCTTCAATCTGATAAAATCCGCATGAACAAGTGAATAATCTTCCGTATTGTGTTAGTCCTTGTCCAAGACAACGGTGGCATAGAGATTCTATCCTCACAACCTTTCCTCCAATCGTTTTAATTTAACTTGTTCCCAACTAATCCAATCAGGGTACAATAGCTTCATTTGGTTTAAAACTATTTGCACATCGGCTATTTCTTCGGCTATATTATGTTGTTCTCCGTGACGTTCTTTAATCAAGGCTTGTGTTAATTCTGCCATTTCTTCAATCATCTTGTCTTTTTGGTGTGACTGACCGAACTTATTGAGTGCTTTTTGTAGTATTTGTTCGTTATATGCTATTTTAAACAACCACACAGCAAGACATTAAGTCGTTAATAAACATATCTTCTGGTCTCTCTAAATCCCAGTCAAATTCACAATCTGCATAATCGTAAATTTTCGGCATACCATTTAAAACACCATATTCCAATTTTGGGTGTTTTTTCAATAATTGCTTAAAATCATCTGGCAACCAATCAACAATAATACCTTCTCTGTTTTTTGAAATATCATCGACTTTTTCCATCCAAAGAAAAATTCCATCTTTCAATTCACAAGAACATAAATAAGGGTGGTTTGTCTTTTCCCAAATATATGCCTCTGACTGGTTTTGAAAAAAAGCTTCATTGTCCTTTGGAATTTTGTATACATAATCAGAATATACTTCAACTATTCTATTACTACCTTCTAATCTTTTCTTACCAAACATTTTATTTAGATTTACGAAAGAAAAAACAGCATATAACAGCGTGTATAAAAAATGGCGGCTTCTGTGGTTTATTCAACATTTGTTTTTCAAATTAAGTTTAGTGCTGTATTGAAAGTTTCGGTTTCAAAATCCGCCACTTCTTATACACGCAAACCGTTATATGCCATTGTCGGACACATC